GCTTATCTAACTTAGATAGTTTGTGATTTGTAAAATTGTTTAAATATCTATCGATACCTAAATCAATTAGTATTGTTAGTTTTTCTATTTGTTTCATTATTATCCTTTTTTTAACTCCTACCTATACTTATACATCGACTTTTTTGAAAATAGGACAAATTCGTTAAAAAATTTTTTTTTGCTTACCGTCAAATCGAAGGAGTAATAACTTCGTCAGGTCTTGGCTCTCGGTAGATTACATTACATCTACAGTTCACAGTTTCTTTGGCAGATAGATTTGGTGCTTTAGGATATAAAGCTCGTTCTCCACCAACAGTAAAGAAATCGTTTTGCCCTACCACTTGTCCGTCAGCAGTAATGTGAGTATCTCTTGAATTATTAAATTGAGTTTGCCATTCTTTGACAGTAATGAGACCTGAACTCTCAACTGCGTCATACTGACCGAACTGAGCCAAAGCCCCACCTTCAGTTCTAGCAATAGTTGAAGCTCTACCCATAAGTTTCTTTGGAAGTACATTCTCCACTTGTCCTGTAATGTAGTCATAAAGATTATCTCCATACAAACCAAGCTCTGTTCCTTCATCAATGGCTCGTCTGATTGTTCTATTCAAATTAGCTTTAGTAGTTTTAGCTAAGTCAGGCATAACAGAATCTAACCTATCATTTACAAAGGCAACGGCTTTTCGATTATATCTAGTTCTTGGAACAGGAGAAGTACTACTTGGTATCACATCTCCACCACGCTGACGGATTGGATAGAATCCTTCATTGATTACTTGATTCCTAGTTTTCCTTCTGTTCTTGTAAGTATATAAATCTGTATCTTCCAACTCAGAATATCCTTTAAGAGATTCAGGTAAGAGAATACCAAATTGAAACAAGTTAAAGTCATAGACTTCTGATAAGTAAATATCATACAAGTCAAGTTTCCATTCAAGCGTAGTCTCATCTATGATATTATTTAAAATCGGAGATTCTCCATTCAAAACAAAATTTTTGTACGCAGGGTTGTCTTTGCCACGCACCATACTTCTCGTGATTTTTTTTAATTGACTACGCAACAGACCGACATAGTAATCCGTATACCACAGTTCCCAATTCCGTAGCATAGCGTCATAGTTCCGATAGATACCTTGCTTCACTTCCGTAGATGTGAGACGACTTGTTCTGTACTCTGTGTCTGCTTGTTCTCTTAGCTTATGCCTACGCACTAGTTCTGAAGCTGACTTCTCTACTTCGTCTCTCTTGTTCATAGCTCTTACTAACTTACTACTCCACCTTTGTCCTGCGTTGCCACCCCATAGCTTCCAAGCAATAACTCCATTGGTAGCTCTATCAGTTCTTCCTGCGAGGAAGTCTCTTGAGTCTTGTGTCTGTAAATCTACTTCGTGTCTAGGGAAGTACTTGGCTATGTGTCGTACCTTCTCAGGACTAGCCTTTGTATTGGAGACGAGATACCTAGCAGTACCGATACCAACCGATGTACCACCTCTGCCAAACTCAGCACGGAGTCGTAGTCCTTGTTCGGCTTGTGCCTTAACTCCTTTAGGTATCGAGAAATCCAAGTCATCGTACTTTCCTTTTTTATTACTTCCACTTATGCCTGTGTCCACATTCTGACCAACACCAAGAGTATCTAAATCTATCTCTGTATTAAAGACAAACTGTCTTATATCCGAAACACTATCTTCAAAGATATAACTATCTATCTGTTCTTCTGTATGTTCTATACCGTCTATATCAGTAAGTAAAGCATTTGTATTTGTTGCGAGGTTTTTCTTAGAACTAAGTGGGTGGTTACTTGGCAACAGGTCTGTATCGTAAGGCTTACGCTTAAACCTACCGTTCTTCAAAGCGTATAAGAGTCCATTGACTCTTGCTAAAGCCCATTGGTCTGAAGATGTAACAGAAGGTCTAACTGAACTAGGATTGGTATTGTATGCACCTACTCCCCTATTAAAACTAGCTATTAACATTCTCAGCGTTGCCCTGTATCTAGGGTCTGTATCGTTATGGTCTTTGACCTTTTTTTCTAGTATCTTGCGTATTCGAGCAGAGACCTTTATTTCAAGCCGTGCCATAGGTTGTTCTATCAGCAGGTCTAAGGTTTTCTTCTAAAGCCTGTTCATATCTCTCGTGAGTTGAACAAGGCATATAAACTGTATTACCGTCTTTATCCATTGAATGACTACCTTCACAACCTAACATCTCTGCTCTAGCTTCAGCTTCTTCTTGAGTTGTAAAGACATCATTACCAACCATATCTTTTGGCTCATCAGCAAATCTCTCTATTTGTCTAAGTCTTATATCTGCGAGTTCTCTTGTTGGATAGCAACCCATATTCCTGCCTGTCTCTGTTATAACGCAGTATTCTCCGTCTATCTCTTGCACAACTTTGAACTCAGCACCTTCAAACCCTGCTTCTGAGATAGCTTCAGGTACTTCATCTGATTGTTCTTCTTGTTGTATTGTTGCAGGTTGATAGTCTCTAAGCATATTGGCAGGTACAGATACCTTTTCAGCAGGAAGTAAATAGACATCTTGTTCTGTTGTAGTAGGTAATCCAACGCTTTGTCTTGCTTCTGCTACTGTTACCCAACCACCTTGTACTGCTAAATTCATTCTCTCGTAAATCTCATTAGTATCTGTTTGCAAAGCTCTTACATCTGTATAGTCATATCTAGCTTCTAAGTTAGATGAGTTAGGGTAATCTACTTTAAGTATCTGATGTGTTATCTCTTGTGCAACCATATCCCATAAAGGTATGAGCTTTTGTTCTGTAAAGAACTCTCGCAAGGTTTTAGCATTGGAGTAAGTAGCATACTTAAGTCCAACTTCCATACCTGCAAGGATAGAAGGTACACCAATAACGGCAGATACTCTAGCTTCAAAGGATTCTCTTAAGTCTCCTATCTCTAAGTCTTTAGGACTAAAGGCAAGTCTCTCAACATTTACGCCACCTGATAAAACCAATGGCTTACCACGATTCTGTCCACCTGTTCTTCTTTGGAATGCTTTGGAGATTGATTCTCCTTCTTCTTCTGTTAAACCATATTCATCTTTAGGTGTAATCATAAAGCTAGGCACACCCATATTAGCTAAGATTGATGTAGCCATTTGTCCTGCACTCTCATCTCCATAAATCTCTCTAAGTAATGTTTTTACAGGCGAGAAACCTTGTCTATGGTTTTCAGGGTCAAGTCCAAGCCTAAAGTGAGCAACCATATCTCTATCTAAGTTAATCTTTTGATTCTTAACTTGATATTCATAGTATTCAATTAGAGTCTCATCACTTCCTTTTGGAGTTACATTCTCAGGCATTAACGGATATAAAGCGACTAATTGTCCTGCTTCATTCTTTTGTTTAAGTAAATAAGCGTCTCCTGATATGTGCATTGATTGTACTAAATAGTTTTGTACGACATCTCCTGACATATACGGATTAGGTCTTTTAAACAACATTGTAAGTTGATGATTAGGCACAATGTCATATTCTCCTACTTCATTTAATTGATAAACTTTTAATTGTGCTTCTGCGAATGATGTTCCAAGTACTTGTAAGCAAGATACTACTGCTGAGTTTGACGCACCATTACCTAACCCTTCAACACTAAATTGTCCTGCTGATGTCTGATAACCTTGTATAAAGGAACTGTTGTATGGGTCTACACCTTGTCTGAAAAAGTTAAAACCTGTACTTCTTTTTTGTTCTGTATTTCCAAAGACAACTTCTCTGAAACTTCTTCTCTCTGCCAATTTCTCTCCTTAAGAGCTTTGTGCAGTAATGGACGCAACCCTTATCGGCACTACTACACTCTGCTCTAATCTTACATTATATTAGAAAACTTTTATACTTTTACGCACTTTAGATTCTATCACGGCATAGGCAAGGCTATCAACAATATCATCGTGTTCTGCTTCAGGGAATCTTAACAGTTCTGTTTGTACATCTCCAAACCAAGCAGAGTTCTTAGGGAAGAATATATCTCCTGCTTCCATTCTTGCAATAAGTGGATAAGCTCTTGATACTTTATCTCTATCAGCTTTAAGCGACTTAACTATTAATCCTTCTCTCTTAGCCATTTGAATAAACGCCAACTGATAACCTGCTCTCTCAATTCCGACATAAGCAAGGTCAAACTGCTGAACTTTTCTTTGTAGTAATGGCAATAAATCAGGTGCTTCCAATCTTCGTCTGTCAATGTCCAATATGAGAATCTTGCCTTCAGGTGTGATTGCCACTGATGTAATGACCGTGAAGTCAGCACTCTCTCTAGTTGATGTAGCCAAGTCAACAGTTGCGTATCTACGGCAATCTTCCAACTTACACTCTTTGTCTTTATACTT